CAAACAAAAACCTGAGTACGTAGTTGTTACATGCGTATCAACTTTTCGTAATCGATACGTAATACCTGTAGACGAACTACAGAGAATGAATCCAGATGAAGAAGTAGATCCTTCGTGGGCGCTTGATGCTGTCACGTGTGAAGATGTAAAAGAGTTTAGTCAACGACACGTTGGTGAGCAGATTATCGATGCACAAGTTTTACGTGAGCCAGAAGTTCTACAATTCTTTGATGCAGATAATGACTATCTAAAGGATTGGACAGAAGAGCAAAAGATTTCTTGGATTCATGACTGGCGTAATAGTAAGATGTCACTTGCAGATGAAGTTGCACTACAAGAAAAGTTACGTGCAGAAAAGATGGTCGCTATGGAGGAAGGTAATAAGCAGTTCGCAGAGGACTTAGCTAATGGCAAGTAGTTGTCGACCAGAACCTCAAGAACATTACTACGCATATATGCTTCGGCGTACACGTGAAGAGAATGCTAAAGAGCGAAAGATGAACGATCAGGCAATGATTGATAAACTTAGAACTATGGCTCACTGGACAACTGAAGAGCCTTGGACTGAAATAGCAGACCGCTTAGAAGAATTGACTAAAGAATGATTACGATTTATGGGAACTCTATCTGTCCAGACTGTGATAAGGCAAAGAACCTTGCTGAACAGTATGGATTTGATTGGGAGTTCAAAAATGTTTCTCGCAAGGAATATATGGCAGAATTTCTGCAACGTTTTCCTGGTGTGAATAAAGTACCGCAGATAGTGTGGTACAATAAACCTGTTGGTGGATTAATGGAATTCGCCAGCGAAATTGAAAATACGAGGAGTTATGGTGATGGACCAATCTAATGTAGTTACCCTTATGAAAGAGGGTGTAGTGACAGTTGAATTTACAAAGGTCAATGGTGAATATCGTAAGATGGAAGCAACATTGCAAGCAGATAAAATGCCTGAAGTTGTTGCTGAAATTGAAAAGAAAGCTCCCAAGAAGAAGAGCGATAGTTCTCTTTCTGTCTGGGATATTAATGCCGAAGGCTGGCGTTCATTTCGATGGGATAAACTCCAGACAGTGAACGGTGAAGTTTTTGCCTGAACTGAATGAGTTGAACAAAAAGTCCATGGGTGGTACTGAACTCATGGCAAACAGGATTGAGAGAGACTGTAACAAGTCTCTCCTCGATCAGTTTCAGATTATACACTCTAGAGTACGTGAACTAGATCCAAAGAGAAAGAAGATTTATGTTCTCCACGATCTACCACAAGATCCCGAAGTGCAACATCTGAAAGATGGTGGTTGGCAAAAATTTGATAAGTTGGTCTTTGTGTCTCACTGGCAACAAGAAATGTACAACTTATTTCTAGGTGTGCCATACTCAGCAGGTACTGTATTACGTAATGCGATTGAACCTATTGAGCAACATCAGAAACCAAACCCTAGAGAAAAGATTAAACTCGTATACTTCTCAACGCCTCATCGTGGGCTTGATATTTTGTATGCAGTCTTTAGACAGTTAGCAGAAGAATATGACAACATTGAACTAAATGTGTATTCATCGTTCTTACTGTATGGATGGCCTGAACGAGATGAGCCATTCAAAGAACTATTTAATAGGTTACGTGAGCATAAGAAGATTAACTATCACAAGTCGGTTAGCAATGAAGAGATACGTGAAGTACTAAAGCAGTCTCATATCTTTGCTTACCCATCAACTTGGAAAGAGACATCTTGTCTCTGTCTAATGGAAGCAATGTCTGCTGGTTGTTTGAGTGTTCACTCATCACTAGCCGCACTGCCAGAAACATCGATGGGTCTGACTTCAATGTATGGATATGTAGAGAACGCACAAGATCATGCGAATCAGTTTTATCTAGAACTTAAAAATGCAATTGAAATTCATCGTAACCCAAATACGTATCAGATATTACAAAATACGACTGGGAATATGCAAGCGTTAGCTAATTATCGCTTTAATTGGCAAAATCGTAAGCTAGAATGGAACTCTTTGATGAAAAACCTCTTGACATAAGTAAAGTTTCATGTTATAGTGATTCGTAACTTAAATGAGGAGTAGTCTATATGGCTCGTAAAAGCAAAAAATTAGAAATGCGTGAACAGTTTGCAAAAGAACGTGGTCCCGTAAAGAAAGTACGTAAGAAGCGTAAGCCTATGTCTGAAGAGCAAAAGGCGGCGGCAGTCGAGCGTCTAGCGAAAGCACGTGCGGCTCGATTAGAGAAGCAAGGTGGACCTAAGAATGTTCACCCAGATGTTTTAGCATTAGATGATGACGATGCGTTATCTCTGAAGAATGTTCGCTCTTGGATTAAAACGCAGAAAGATTTATTAAGTGCGGCTAAACAAGAACTTCGGGCAAGTGCCAAAGGTGCTGTTGCGAAAGTAGCACGTATCGAAGGGTACATTCGTAATCTTGAGAGATATATTAAGAATGGCGTTTACTTAGACATGTTCTACGGTGAGCATCAACAAAGCAGAGTTAAGACATACTGCGTAACGATGGCTTATCATCCAGACGGTACACCTAAGCGTAGCTATGGTGTTTACTATTCTGACTTAGGTGGGGTTTATGTCTCAGATGGTAAAATAGAGGTCGATGGGAAGATAGTCGAATATGAACAATGAGTAATAATATCGTAGACTTCAATGCTGTACGTGCAAAACGAATACAGGATAGAATGGATGAACTGGGTGAAGAGCAAGAGATCGTAGAGAACTTTGCAGGGGACTTCGCCCTTAATGCTATGATGGATGTAGTAGAAGCGTTAGAAGAGATGGACGTTGATCTCTTCGAAGACCCCAATTGTATTAAAGATATATTAGCTGGAGTCGAATCAATCAGAGCTATCATCATGCGTTCTCATGGAGAACAAACTGAGTTTCAAAAGGTAACTGATAAAGTATTCGATAATATCAAAGAGCCAGAAAAGGCTCTATCCAATTTTTTAAACGAATTTTCAAATTAAGGCTTGACATATTGATAAAAGTGTTGTATTATATAACTTATATCAAATGTGGAGAAATATAATGATTCTAGTAGATTTAAATCAGGTAATGATTAGTAATATGATGGCTCAAATCGGCAATCATAAAAACATGCCTATTGACGAAAACATGTTGAGACATATGATACTCAACACACTAAGAGCAAATCGTAAGAAGTTCAATAACGACTTCGGTGAACTTGTTATCTGTTGTGATGACAAGAACTATTGGAGACGAAAGAACTTTCCTTACTACAAAGCTAATCGTAGAAAAGCACGTACTGAGTCCGAACTAGACTGGTCTGCAATCTTCAATGCTTTGAATAATATCCGTGATGAGATTAAGACATACTTCCCTTATCGTGTTATTCAGATTGAAACTGCTGAAGCAGATGATATCATTGGCACAATCGTACATCACGAAGGCACTCTGCTGAACACTGGTGAGCCTATTCTAGTCTTGTCTGGTGATAAAGATTACATTCAATTGCACAAGTATGCGAATGTAAAACAGTATGATCCTACACGTAAGCGTTGGATTACGCATTCATCACCTGAAAAGTATCTTTGTGAGCATATCATTAAAGGTGATACTGGTGACGGTGTACCTAACGTCTTATCTGCTGATAACTGTTTAGTTGTTGGTGAACGTCAACGTCCTATCACTAAGAAAAGACTAGAAGGTTGGCAAGACATAAATACAATGACAGAAGATGTTAAAAGAAACTACTTGCGTAACAAGTCTCTTATCGACTTAGAAATGATACCTGATTATATCAAAGATCAGATCATGGACATTTGGTTGAATGAGCCTGCTAAAGATAGATCGCAATTGTTAAACTATTTCATCAAAAATAAATTGAAAAATCTTATGGAAGTAATATCGGAGTTTTAAATGTCTACAGAATCTTTGGCTGAAATTATTGAATCAGCTGGTGAAATGAAAACCAAAAAAGAGAAGATTGCGTATTTGCTAGAAAAGAATAGCAAGCCACTACGCAACATTCTTAAAGTAACCTATGATAAGTCTATGGAGTTGAACATACCAAGTTCTGCTCCACCTTATGTGCCGTCTGAAATGCCGGATTCGCATGGGATGCTGTTTAGAGAAACACGAAAACTTCCTTACTTCGTTAAGGGTTTTGACGGTGATAATATTCACCCTATTCGTAGAGAAGCGTTGTTTATTCAGATACTGGAAGCAGTAGATCCATCAGACGCAAAATTACTATGCGAAGTGATTAAGCAAAAGCCTTTAAAGGGTTTAACACTTGCTTTAATCAAAGAAGCATTTCCTGGTTTAATTTCGGAGTAGAGTGAGTAATCTAAGATGTCTAAACGTAAGAACTTCCGTGACTGGTGTGAGGAAGATGAATGGGGCGACAAAGAGCCTCGTTTCAAAAAGCAAGATAGCAAACGCTATGACAAGAAAAAAGCCAAAGTCCAAAAGGCTCGTAAACTAAAAGCTAAACAAAAAAACTCTTTTTATGCTTAAATAACCACTTGACAACTGAGCGAATCAGTGTTATAGTGTATGTGAAATTAAGAAAGTGAGTTAAATTATGAATAAAGATAAAGTGATATTAGTTGATTGTGATGGTGTTCTCCTAGATTGGGAATACTCATTCGATTACTGGATGAAGAGACATGGGTATGTCAAGACTGGTGTATGTGAATACGACATGTCTATTTGTTACGACATGCCTAGAGATGAGATCAAAAGGCTCATCAGAATGTTCAACGAGAGTGCGGCTATTAGAAAGTTGCCACCTCTCAGAGACGCAATGAAGTACGTTAAAAAGCTACATGAAGAGCATGGGTATATCTTCCATGCGATTACTAGCTTAAGTAATGATCAGTACGCACAGCATCTAAGGACTAAGAACCTTAGAGAGTTATTTGGTGACACTGCTTTTGAGAAGTATGTCTACTTAGATACTGGTGCTGATAAAGACGAAGAGTTACTACCCTACAAAGACAGTGGGTGTATGTGGGTTGAAGATAAGCCCGAGAATGCACTAGTTGGTCTTGAGATGGGACTAGATAGTTATCTCATTAATCATCATCATAATGCAGATTTTCATAATGATGATGTAACAAAAGTTGACAACTGGAAAGAAATATACGAATTGCTCGTATAAATATCAACAGTGATAAGACAGTTATAGGGCAGTCCATCACGGACTGCCTTTTTTTTAGGAGAGCTTAAATGCCAATGTATTCGTTTCATGACACTAAGACAGATGAAATCTATGATATGTTAATGAAAATTGCAGATAGGGAAACCTATCTCAAAACAAACCCCCACATCAAACAAATTATTACCAAAGCACCTAGCATTGGTGATCCACATCGAATGGGAGTCGTTAAGACACCTGATTCGTTCAATTCACTACTCAAACACATTAAAAAAGGAAACTCAAAGGGTATCACAAAGTCCACAATCAAAACCAGATAATAATAATAAGGATTGATTCAACAATGCCTGCACACGAAAAACGTCTGACTAAAAGACAGAGAAGAGTACTGAGACAACAAGGTATTCTAGACAACGACAACCAATTATCAACAGTATTCCAGATTGACCGCAACATTAAACCAATGACTGAAAATCAAAGGGTCGCCTTTGACAGTTGGGACGATGGTTATAATTTAATGCTACATGGGATTGCAGGAACAGGTAAAACTTTCCTAGGTATGTACTTCGCTATCAATGATGTGATGACACATAACAGCCCATACAAAAAAGTGTTTATTGTAAGATCAACAGTACCAACTAGAGACCAAGGTTTCATGCCTGGTAATCAAAAACAAAAAGAGGCTGTATACGAAGAGCCTTACTATGATATCGCAACCAAGTTATTTAATCGTGGTGATGCCTATCAAATTCTCAAACAAAAACAAATCGTCAACTTTGCGTCTACCTCGTATCTACGAGGGTGTACGTTTGAAGACTGTATTATTCTTGTAGACGAAGTTCAGAATATGAGTGCAGGTGAACTTCATACAGTGATGACACGTGTTGGTGAAAACAGCAAGATCATTTTCTGTGGTGACGTTAAGCAAGACGACCTAACTTCTGAGCGCAAGAAAGAGATGTCAGGCTTG